ATGACCCAGTAAAAATAGGTGTCCACGTTCCCTCTTCGTAATCATCCAGCGCATTAGCGGCGGCTGTGTCGCCGTTGAATGATATGCCACCACCCGACTGGATGCGGAGATATTCTGCAACCCCAATGCGCCCAAAAGTAAGATGGTCGCCTACTGAACCGATATATGGAGGATTTGCCGCCGTTGTTGACCCATCAGCAATTTGAATATTACCAGCACCGCTGTTTGAAGTAGAAAATTCTGCTATTTGAAATGTTGTTCCATTGACCTCAAGAGTGTAGGCAGGGCTTGCAGTGCCTATTCCAATTCGATTATTTGCGCTATCAACAGCCAAAGTTGTGCCATCAACAGTAAGGTCGCCACTTACAGATACGTCTTGTGCAAACTCACCAGAGAACAACCCAAACGTGTCAAACGCCAGTATCTCTAGCGTGTCATCTGCGGAGGCACCGCTGTCCAGCACGATGCTTGTGCCGCTAGTAGCGGTGTAGTCTGTTTTGTCTAGCTTAACGCCGTTGAGGAACACATCCGTGTACTCACCGTCTGTGTATGTTAGGGTGCGTCCGAGACTGTCAGATCCAGTAAAGCTAGTCTGCCCTGCTGTGGCTGTGTAGACAAACCTGCCTCGAAGACCACTACCCGGTTCTTTACCTATGTATGCCATTAGTTTGCGTCCTCGATTTTGTTGCCTTCAGCCACCCAAGCAAGGAGAGCTTCATAGTGCCTGTTGCTGGTGTGCATTGGAACTGACAGATAAAGACCATTAGTGTGCATAACCACTACACATTCATTCACACCTTCTTCGTCTGCGACATATCTAGCTGACGAAATCCAACTTGTATCAATGTTCATTTTATAACTCCGCATCGAAGGCTATGTGTTTATCATCTGCGTTAAATTGCAGTCTTGCCGCCTGACCAACCGTAAGACTACCACCGCTTTCTGTATATCTCACCATTGCATTGCTGACACCTTCACCTGTAATCGTAAAATCCGTTGCGGCTGGAGTAGACGAACCAACAGCGTAGTCTACGTCTGCAACAGCAGAGACCTCAAGCGTGGGTGTTGCTCTCATAGTGACAGGAAACTCAAGAACACAATTTGCTACGGTTGTCGATTGAGTTTGTGCAAGCCCTATGCGGTCAGCCGCTATACCCCTTCCGATGGTATTTGCGGTGTCAGAGCCATCGGGACGTTGCATACGCCGATAGTACCTCTGACACGCCCTTAACTCGTCACCAAAACTGCGCCTTTCAAATTCTGTGGCTACGGAGCCGACTTCGAGTTGCATCCCAGTAATAAAAAACGTGTTGTCTGTACTGCTGAAAAAACTAGAACCACCTACGGCTCTGTTTGCGTTGTTGCCACTATTACTTGTCCACGTTTGGCTTAAAGTGCCGCTAGCATAAGTGCTACCAGCATGGAGCCAAATGTGTAGATTTAAACTTTGAGCATTGTCATCATCAAATGCGCCTGTAGTATCTGCTGGGAAAGTTAATTCAACCCTTGTCCAACTAGTCGTTACCGAAAAAGTTTTTGAGACTTGTCTGCTGTTATCTATATCAAATAACTCTGCAACATAGGTTGCTGATGCGTTGCCTTTTACGTAAAAAGAAACAGCATACTCTTTAGCATCGCTAGTTCCCTTCATAAATCTCTGTAAGTCTTGACCCTCAAATCTTTGTTCAAGAATTAAAAACTCACCTGCCGCAATAGAAGTGTCAGCAGTAGTGCAGTCAAGTTTGATGCAGTTGGCAAAACCAGAAGGGCCATCGGCTGTCTGGGTCATAGTAAGTCTGCCTGCTGATGTAGCACCCACATTTATATTAAATCTATCAACTGTAAAATAACCATCAGACGCACCTATGCCCGTAACTGAGATCGCGCGTTGTGCCACCTGCATTGCACCGTTAGTCACCAAATTTTTCCGACCATCAGGTGCGCTTGCGGATTGTGCTAACTGTCTTGCTTTGCTTGCCATTTAGCCCTCCAGTGCCGCCACTTTAGTTTCAAGAGTTTCAATCTTTGCAATAGCTTCTTGCAGTGCGGCGGTCAGTACAGGAACTAGCTTTGCTTGGTCAATGCCTTGATATATTGGTTCAGTGTGGCTTGCAGCCCAAGTGCTGTCGCTTGGATACAAGGCATCTACCTTGTTGCCATCTGTATCAGTTGTAGGTAGTTTTCCAGCAGTCCAGTCGGACTGCAAAACATCTCTAGCTAATATCTTACCATCGGCAGACAGAACAACATTAGAAACAGAGCGTGTTTCGTCCTTTGTGCCAGTCACCGCTTCTGGCACAACAGTCTGAGCCTCATGTGCAAGAAAGCCATCAACTTTAGTGTCTGCGTCAGCTTTAAAGTTAAAGCGTGATGGATTGAGTTGTTTGACCCTTGTAATACCATCTGTGATGCCAGTGACGTTTTCTTTCAGCCGATAGTCTGATGAGGTATTATAAGAAGTCGCAGACCCCGCTGTGTTAATTGTTCCAACAGTTCCATTTCCATTGACCAAACTAGCCATAACAGTGTTTGTCGATGCTGTTGTTCCTAACCCTAAACATCTGCCAGAGCCAAATTTTTGAATTGATAATTTATGGTCTGCGGTTCCAACATTTGTTGTGTCAGCAATCGTAACCCTGCCATTACCATTAACTGTAAGTAAAGCAGCGTTATCTTTATCTGCCACCCGCAGTGCGTAGTAACTTGAGCCTGTTCCACCTGCCACATACAAACCAAATCCAGCAGAATTTGCATTTCGTAAATCTACAATATTGGCTGCGGCATCGCTTCTCATATCAAGTCGAACCCCAGAAGCAGGGGTAGTGCCTATCCCGACATTTTGTGAGCTATCAATACGAAATGCCTCGCTTCCTCCTGTTTCAACAGTAACAGTATCTGCCGCCGCAAATCTAATTGCAGTGTTTGTATCTTCAGAGTGAACTATTTTATCACTAATGGTTAGGTCGCCATCAACCGTAAGTGATTGCGTTTCGCTGACATCGACTACATTAGTGGGTTTCTTGCCAGTATAACCCATTAGGTGATCTCCATAATGCTCAGTGTCGCGTCAATCTTTGCCGCCGTGTCTGCATCAATTTTTAAAACGTCTGTAGCCTGCAGCACAACTTTACCACCTGATAAAAGTTCTAGAGAGCTTCCTGTAGGGATCGGTATGTTTTCTGCCAGCTTGACTGTTTCGTTTGTTTCTGTGTCACTGGTATCAGACACTAGTTGAACGTCTACAGTGTGCTGTGTTGTTCCGACGTTACACAAAATTAAACCCAGCACAACCGAAGTGGTCGAGCCGGGGCACGTGTAAAGAGTCAGGGGCGTACCAGCGGAGGCTGGCATAGCAGCATTTGTTTTTACTTTAAAGGTATTAGCCATGATGTTATCCTAGAGCAATCGCCAACGCAGTCGCATCATCCGCTGTAGCTATTGTACCAGTAGCACTTGGTAATGTCAAGGTTACATCCGCTGTAGAGGCAGGTCCGATAAGCGTTGCTTTGTTAGTTCCGTTGTCAGAGTCTTCAAAAAATTCTAAAAAGCCTGCACTGGTTGATCCGTTTTTAAGTTGTAATCCGGCGTTGACAACCGGGGTTGTAAGAGTCTTGTTGGTAAGAGTTTTGGTAGTAGCAGAGATGTACGTATCTAGGTCAGTCACTGCTACTTGTTTCATAGTACCGTCGTCATTGTACACCACACGATCTGCATCCGCTACCGTTGTGCTAGAGGCTGATGTGCCCCCATCCATGATGTTTAATTCCGCAGCCGTAGAGGTGACGTTTGTGCCGCCTATATCTAAAGTAGTAACAGATATTTCACCAGCTACGGTCACTACACCATCAGCTAAAGTTATTAGATCCGTGTCATCCGTGTGTCCTATAGTAGTGCCGTTGATAAGAACGTCATCAATGTCTAGTGAACCACCAGAGATCAACCCTGTGGTTGTGATAGTTGACGAGCCAGTATCAATCGAACCAAACCCAGAGGTGATGGAGCCGCTATCAAGTGCGCCTACCGTAGTGGCTGCGGTGGTAACGAGGTTTGGCATAGCCGTAATTTCATCATCAAAATATGCAGCTAAATCCGTGACTGCTACCTGCTTCATAGTGCCATTGTCATTGAAGACAACGCGATCTGCGTCTGCTACTGTGGTGCTAGAAGCTGACGTGTCCCCATCCATGATGTTAAGTTCAGATGTTGTTGCAGTAACCCCGTCTAGAATATTAAGTTCACTAGCTGTAGATGTCACACCATCAAGTATGTTTAATTCTGCAGCCGTAGAGGTAACATTTGTACCTCCTATGTCTAGAGTGGTCATAGACACTTCACCAGCAACTGTAACTACACCATCAGCTAAAGTTATTAGATCTGTATCATCTGTATGTCCGATATTTGTGCCATTGATAAGAACATCGTCAATGTCTAATGAACCACCAGAAATTAGACCTGTCGTTGTAATGTTTGACGAACCATTATCAATTGTTCCAAATCCGCTAGTTATTGAGCCTGCGTTGAGGGCACCAACAGTTGTTACATTAGACAGCGTGTCTAAAGCTGACTCAAAATATGTTTCAAAGTCAGTCAAGGCGACTTGCACCATTGTGCCGTTATCATTTACAACCACACGGTCAGCGTCAGCAAGTGTTGTAGAAGTTGCAGAGGTGCCACCATCTACGATGTTAAGTTCAGCAGCGGTTGAACTTATGGCTGTACCGTTAAAATCTATTGCGTCTAGATATGCTGTGCCATCAATGTATATGTCTTTAAATTGTGCCCCACTCGTACCAATGTCTATGGTATTATCTGCATCAGGCGTTAGGGCTGATCCAAACGTAACATTATCGTCTGCTGTTCCAACGACAGTAATTCGCGCTCCCTCGCCGCCTGTACCATCGTGATTGTGTCCACTGGTAGATCCAAACGCTGCTAGAATTGCATCGAATTCATCATTGCTATCGGTGGCATCAATAACATCACCATCCACATAAGTTGATTGTCTTGCTGCGTATCCTGTCATTTTTTATCTTCTTCCTCCGGGGGTAAATTCTAATTGATATCCTTTTAGAGAAAACGGGGCTAATCCTCCATTGTCATCTACACGAACCGCTACAGTAAACCCTCCACCCTCAACGCTCTGACGAACAAGAGGAGATCCAGATGACCCGTACACGGCTGTTCCATAAGTACTGATAGCGTTACCGTAAATGGCAGCGGAACCTCCTGTTAGAAGGGAATACTGCGAGGGTTGCGGGCTGTCTGTTGAAAAGAAATCATATCGAATACGAAACTTGGAGTTAACAGTTCCTTCATTTTCATAGTTCCAGATAATGCGTTGCATATTTTTACGGATACCTGCATCGCCCATGTTATGATCTGGAGACGAGAATCTAGCTACAATGTTCGTGCTATCAAAAGTGTTTCCTGTTTCTTGTTGATAAATGTAGCCGTCATGACCTCCGTGTACGATTGTCTCCACATTACTAACAAAGCCAGAATCGCAACATGCTGGTTTGATACCTTTTATGTCAGAGTATTCCCAGCCAATGCCACCCTGATCTGTTTGCTTCAACACTCCGGCAACTCCGGGAGCAGATGCCTCAACTGCAGAGTCTTGTGCAAAAAATATTCTGTACTGACTTTTGTTACGAATAACGACAGACGATATTCTATCTAGGCTGATGTTACGAAGAAGCAATCTGTCCTGAATTTGTTTTGACACAGTTCCAAGTTCTACGTCACCAATCTTAGCCGTACCAGCCAATGTACGAAGACCATCAGGTGCAAGATACACGATATCGCCGCCAAGTTCCTGAACGCTGAACCTATCTACGCAACCAATCCTACGAGTTACTGGCTTCAAAACAAAGTCTGCAATAGACGAACCTTGAAGTTGATGTATCTGATCTTCACAGAATATAAACAGGGAGTCCCTGAAAGTAACCAACTTGACAACAGCACTGTCCACCTTGATAGATCCGGCTCCGTTTGCCGCAGAGAAACTTGTCTCAGTGAACGGTGCAGAAAACACAATCTCTTGTGGGTTTGTTGCCATCCCCGCAAAAAACATATGGTTTTTAAAAACAGCGACTGATTCAGGATCAGATGGTGCGCCTGTAGCGTTTACATCTGTAACACTAGAGCCATCAAAGATAGAAGCTCTGTTTACACCATCAGCGTATATTATTTTTTCTGTGTTATTAAAATTGTAAATTGTAAAGTCGTAACGACCAGCACTGGTTCTACCAGAATCTATCTCTGTCCAAGATCCTGTAGCACCCCCAAAAAATACTTTTGTTCCTCTAGCAGCGACAATCTTATTTTTGTATATTGCAAGTCCCAAGATTTTTTCTGTAGAGGCACTTGTTTGAGGTACAATATTAGAATTGTATTTAGCGTAGCCGTTGATGCGACGGTAGCCGCCTGAAACGTCTGGCTCAAAATTAATTAACTCTGTTGCGGCTCCGGGAGGCATAGAGAATGAATCTCTGTTGAGAATAAGACCGCCACTTAATTTCACCACGTATGGGCTGATAATTGAAGTATCGGGCATCAGACTGCTCTCATGTAGTCTTTACGATTGATGAGTTCTACTCTCATCCGACGTAACCCTTGTTCATAATCCCTCTGTGCAAATTGGGCAGCTTGTGGGTCGGAACGCAAAAGGTATGCGTAATACTTTGCTCTGTTGACTACTACGTCGTGAAAACGATCTGGTATAGACGGAGTATCCGTGTTTGCAGCTAAATCAGATACTGTAGTGTAATATGCGTACCGTATCGTATAGGTGGATTTGTCGGGAACTGGAGACAGACCAATTTTATCATCCGGCGTGTGATACACAAACTCCGGCAACCCTTCCGCACTGCCATCTGGATTAGTATCTCTTTCGTGATATTTGTCTAAATATTCATCATAACTAATATAATCTAATCGCCGTTCAGGTAAACTTGCAGATTCTTGCACGGTGAATGTTGACCATTTAAGAGTTTTGGCGTTAGTTTCAAATGCGTAAAGGCGTTGACCATCAACTGTTGTGTCTGAGTCATTGGCTACCGTAAAAGGCCACTCTACTTCAGAGTTAATAATATCACGTTGCGCTTTGTTAATAAAATCAGCTACAGCCGTTTGTAAGCCACGAGTTGAAGTTACATTCGTAATTTCTACCTCGTTAAGCTCTCTAAAAACTGCGTTACAAAGCTGTAAGTAATTCATTATTAACCTTTGTGCGGATCAAAAAATTCTTCTACAGATACCAACAATTCCATCGTATTAGCAGTTTCTCCAAACGCTACAATTTTATCCCCGGAATTTGTAAAGAAAAAACTGTTGTTTACAAGATTTGTAACACTGTTTGCAGACATACTCAGATCTTTAGCGATAAAATGATAGTTTGTGCTTGCCGCATCGTAATACTGAACGGATATTTTTTTTGCAGCGGAGTTATTGTTTGATATGTGAAGATATTTCACAGCCCCGCTGTAGTTGTTGGGCGTGGTGTATACAACTGTGGCACTACCATCGGCAGAGGTAGATGATATAGTAGCTCCTACTGTCTGATGCTTACTGCCATCCTTTAACATTATTGCATCGCCCGTCTTGAAGTGCTACCACAGGCGTAGATCTTACCCCCATATGCTGCTTTTTTTGTTTTTCTTTTTTTAGGAGCGTCTGTACGAACATTAGTGGGCTTGCCGCCCACTCCCTGCGCTTTAGCGCGTTTCCGACGAACTGCACTCCTCTTCTCTGCAGAACTCATACGGTTCGCTTTTGCACGAGGCACACATTTCGGATAGCCGGATCGGGCAGTAGAAGCTTTTTTGCGCCCGCATGGAGGGTGGCTTCCATCCTTTTTCTTCCGGCTTATATCCACCCAGTCGCCTTTTGGTCCTTTTCCAAACCATTCTTTTAGGCTCATTAGTAAGTACCGCCACGCTTCTTATAGGTCCTAACTAACCAAGCGTTTGCGTAAGCACTTGGATATACTTTGAATTTTCGTTTCGCTTCAGCTTTTACACGAGCGTAAAGAGCCTTGTTTTTGGGGGTAGGACTACCACTACTCTTCTTCTTGGCTGAAGATTTCTTCGATGTACGCTTTGCCATGCGTTGTCTCCCGTTGAAATAAAAGTGCGGGTACAGTCCCTGTTAAAACAGCGAGTGCGCCCATTTTGGTGTCTGCATCTAGCCAATCTTCTATGGCGTTGTCTAATTTTTTGTAAACTTCCTGTATGTCTACATCCGCTGCTGCGATGTCGTGGTAGAAGTCTATTAGTTGTTCTGCGTCTCTTTTTTTAGATCTGTATTGACGATACAGGGCTTCAAATATCAAACTTGACATAACAATCTCCCTGTATATATTATGTTATTTTATCAGGAAAAGTCAATTAAAATGTTGCGTGTTCTTCAAAGTCTGATTTTATACCAAGCGAATACAACTTACCGTCGTAATTCAAACATTCTTTTCTGTTGTAATCTTCCGTTACAGAACAATGAATCCACCCAGCAGAAATGTCATTAGGATTGTAATACTCTAATATTAGTTGATCAAAGTACAAGTTATCTTTTATCCATAGAGCTAAGTCCCTGTTGTCCATGCCGGGGATTTCAAAGTCTACTGCTTCACCTTTTGCATGTTGACTATTTGAACTAGAGCCTATGGCCTCGCATAGTTCTATGCTTCTGTAGCCTGATGACGGTGAAAACGGGATACCAAAGTGATCTCGTATCGGCTGTAGTATCTCCGCACATACCCTCTTTAGATTTTCTATGTGAAACAAATCGGGTGTGTTGTCTATGCCTTTACGTGTAGCAACGCTGCTACGAGTCAGTTCGTTAAGAGTAAAGTTATCTGAAAGACGCATATTTACCCTCTCAGTTTTCCGATTGACTTTAGGCCAAAACTTGCGGCAATACTTGCAAGTATTCCATATGTTAGCCATTCAGGACAATCCTCCCGTAAAAATTTAAAACCCTCTGCAATGTAGGGTTGTAGTGCAGGGATGAAGCAGGCAAAAATAAGTGCAATAAAAGTTAAAGTCCATGCTTCATCCTTCCACGAATCCGCTGAAGCAGACATAGCCTGTTCTTCCCAGTTTGCATCAGATTGAACCTTTTTAGTTTTTGCTTCTATCTTTGCAACTTCTAATTTTTGTTTAGCCTGTGCTTTTTCAGCACGGTTTTTCATCCAAGATCCTGCAAGGTTAGCAATAGGACCAATTAACGATTGTATCATTTTTAATCTTCTTCTGCGTATAGGTTGTCAAATATCCTGTTTACGTCTAACGTGTAGTCTAAATCGCTTTTAGAATAGTGTATGTGCGCTGACGGCTTAAAGTCTGGTGCGCCTGTGCCTGTCTCAAACCAAGCAGGGTGTGTGACCCTTACTCTGTTGTTAGGTAGTGCAACGATGTTGCCTGTCCATTCCCCAGCATCTAGAAGTTGTAGGACGTGACTTTGTTTGTGTTGCGCGGGATCATCTGCTATCTCACTCTCTGTGTAGTCCACAGTGAACAGATACTTTGCCGGAAACATCTCTCCGTCTATCTTAGCGTACCACGGACAGGGCGTTGCTCTGTCTAGTACGTACACAGCATGATGGTGTGAGGAACAGTCCCACGGTTGAGCATCATGTACAGCCATCGGTTTAGGCCACTCGTCCACCGGGACATCTGCCATGAGTGCAGTGATGGGCATACGTGCCCACATCGCTCCACCATGTACTGTATCTTCTTCTTCGTCTTCTGCAGCAATACCCGTAAATATAACTTGAAAGCTCAGACTGCGGCAGGGCATTGTTGTGACTGCTACAGCCATAGCATGAAGAAACTCTCCATGATATTTTTCGTGATTGTGCGTGTATTCCCTACGCACCCAACACTTAAAGTGCGGGATATTGCTTTGCAGATATGCCATTAAGCCTTAACGAGTTTGTATCCTTTAGCTTTGGCTGCAGTGCGGATTTGTGCAAGAGACATTGCCTTAGACTTACCGCCTTTACGCATACCCTTGCTTTTCATAGTACGACCACCGTTACGCATACCTTTGCTTTTCATGCGACCACCTGCGGCGTAACCTTTACTCTTCATAGAGCGACCACCCTTACGCATACCTTTGCTTTTTTTCTTCATTACCATTTTAGGTATCTCCCTGTCAAGTTAACATTTCCATCTGCGACGAGCTTGTCTTAGACGGCTGTTTGGATTTTTGGCTGCTTTAGGAAACTTTTTCATTTGTCCGGCAGACCTTGCACAATAAGATTTACGACGGGCAGCACGAGCCTTTGTGCGAGGCTTGTCTTCTGTAACTGCTGTTTTAAGTTTACTACCGGGGTTTTTACGCCTATACGCAGCTACCCCAGCCTTTGTCATACCCGCACCTGCTTTCGTTGGTCGAAAGTTCTTTTTGTTGCGCTTGGGCATTTTATCTTGTTTACGCGCAGCCATTCTTGCTCCAAAGTTTTTGTAAATAGTTTTGAACAACAGACGATTTGACAACCATGTCTTCATTCTTAGATTTGATAGCATCCATGTTTATAAAGAACATCTGCTTTAGTATGTGGCTTTGCTCGTAACTAACTCTGCTTGACATCCAACCTACCATAGCTTTTCTAGATCCAGATGTTACTTGAGTTATTTTGTGAGGATAAATTATGGGAAAGATTAGTATCTGCCCTTTCTTAATGTCGTAGGTCATTTCACCCACGTCATTCTCCAAAACAAAATCTCCACCTTCGTAATCATCGTTCAGGCAGAGAGAAAATCCATAATCAAAAAAAATGTTTTTTTGTTTGGGCGTGGCTTTAAAACTGTCCACGTGTTTGTTGTAATAGTCTCCTGCACTATACTCATTGTAAAAATTTAATGATACTCGTTTGGGTGAGATTACAGAGTCTATGTAAAGATTGTTGTGTATCTTAAAATTTACCAATGCACGAATGTCATCAGGTATACTTGTTGACTCTTTGTTTTTTTTAATGTTGTACTGTGTAGAAAGAGGCTGACTATCAGCCCCGTCTTTTAGTTCTGAGCATCCATCCAAACACTTTTGTACTTCTTGATCATTTAAAAGTTGTATAATCATTTATATCTCCAAGCTTTCACTTGAGTATATTGTGCATTGCAAGATAGTCAAGGGGGCAGGACTTGCCCACCCCCAAGACATCTTATTATGTACCAGTTGAAACTGTAGCAGATTCAACAGGGTTACGTGAAACGTCAACACACACTGCGTGTACGCGGAAGCGCATAGCAGTTGTCCCAGACGAACCACCATCCAATATAGTTACCTGTACAGAGTCTGCGGAAGTAACAAGGTTACCACCAGCAGCTTTTAGGTTGAATTGAATGTCGGCAGCAGCGTTAGATGCGCCACCATCAACAAATGCGTCAACATCTGTAGAGGTGCCAACATCAACAGTAATCTGTGCATTGCCAGAAGCCTCAAGAACTTCAAGACAACCGCCAATTACCATTGAGTCTGCCGGAAGGTCTACGAGTTTAACAACGTCGTCTCCTGCAAGAGATGTGTTGTCAACTGCATCGTAGACAGGTGATGTAACCACGTATGGACGTGCGATATTGCCGGGATGTCCGACAGTGCCGCCGCCAGTTACTGTGCGATCATAAGTAGCCATTTATACCTCCCTTATGCGAAATCAATGACACCGCGAACAACAGCTTCTTGGCGCAGAACTTTGCTACCAAAAACATGAAGGCCACGAATGACATCTGAGAAAGATTCAGTTGAACGCACCACTTCGGTTTTGGCGATGTGGGACGCGGTTGATACGGCTGACATGTGACCTGCAAGAACGACGTTCTCTGAGCCATCAGTGGCAAGCGTAGCAGAAGCATCGGTCAGTGTTACCTGATCGGTGCCACCTGTGCTGTTAAGCGCAGTAGATTTGTAGCAACGGAAGCCAGCGAGAGTGCCGGGAGTTGCTAGACCGTTACGAAGATTGGATGTGTCGTCTCCGGTTACTTGTACTTCTGCGATTTTGTTACCAGCTTGGAACATTTTTTCGTAGAAGATTGGAGGTGCAACAAACCAACGGTTTTCTTCGGGCACGGATTGGTCGTCAAGCAAACGAGCCATTGCAAGCATCATGTTGATACCTGCGTCGTCTGTTTCGACGTTGATTGGAGCGTTAGCCGTTCCAAGTGTGCCTGCAGCGGCGGTGGTAGTCAGAGTCGTGCCAGAAACGGCAGACGCTGCAATGCCAGCACCGTCAGAGATGGCTTGAAGAACTGTAGCGTCATACTTACGCTTCAGGGCAAATGCACCAGAAGAGGTGGCAAGAGCCTCAAAGTTTACGTGTGACTGACGCTCTTCAATGTCGTCAATTTTAAACGCAAAAGCGTTTGCTTTGTCAACAACCAAAGTGATTTGGTCGTCTGCCAGATCCTGCGGATTGACAACGGCACCACGAGTGTACTGTGATACCGTGACGGTTGGTTCTTTGATAATGCGAACCGTGTCGCCAAAGTTCTCAATTTCACCAGCGTAATCAGTGTTAGTAATGTCTTCAACTACTGAAGCACGACGGAAAAATTTAAGGACTTTTTGGCTAAAGATTTCGGGTAGAAAATTACCTGACGGTAGATTTGCATACCCTGCTGAAGCTGAGATAGCCATTTTCTTATTTCCTTATAAATGGTTAAGCGTTAAAATCAATGCGCCCTTCTGCTTTAGCCTTATCAATTTCTGCTTCCATAGCTTCAAATTCATGAGGTTTCAAGCGGCCTATTTCAGAAGCTTTCCAAGTGCGTTGGTCGCCATCACCGTTACTATTGACTTCACGAGTCCTCGTTTTAGTAACCGTTTCGGCGGCTGCGGCGTTTGAGTTGCTTCTTTTTTTCTTTTTCAAACCAGTATCAGATTTATAAAGATCAATGACACGTGCGGCCCACTTAGCGTCGGTGTTATTATTATAGATACCATCACTCAGTGTAGACGGTTGTTCATCGAGCCAATCAGTAAACTTGTTGTCATTACGGAGATCATCAAAATCCTCGTGATAACGCAATAGCTCCTGATAAGCTTTTTGAATTTCCATGTCTTTCTCACGTTCCCGCAACTTCTCTACTTCGCCACGAAGCTCAGACGTTGTGCTGTCTGCCTGAAGCGCGGATACTGTCTCAACAATCCCGTAGACATCAGGATATTGTTCTTTGAACTGCTCTAACTCTTCCATGCTCTTTGGAGCCTTGAGACGAGTAAGAGTATCTAGTTCTGTTGAACTTTCTCCTTGAGAAGCGAGTTCTGCCTTCTCGTCCTTCCACTCTGCCAGCTTCGCATCGTAGTGACGTTTCAGGTCATCATATCGTTTCTTGTAATCTACTTCTTCTTGTTTTTTATTACTAAAGCCTTGTTCTTCGGGAGTAGCCTCTTCAGAGGGGTCCGCTTCTTGGGCTTCTAGCTGTTCTTCATCATCCTTGTATACGTCTTCTTTGTATGCACCACGATAAAGGTTAGGATTGTTAATTGTTCCAAAGGAATCATTTGGTTTGTTGGCGCGGTGGCCTTTTGCTTTTGCCATGATACTTCTCCAGTGCAGGGCCGATATTCGGGTAGCTGCTTCGGTTAGTTAAAGACAGGGCCGTTGGCTACGGGTAGCTGTCCTATTTCTTAGGGATAAAACCCTGAGAATTCTTTTGTTCTTGCAGTGGTTGTTGTTTAGCCTCTGCCTCCTGCTGGCGGCGGGCTACTTCGCGTTTACCACGATTATTAATTTTTTCTAGTCTGTCGTATCCAATTATCTTAGCCAGCGTAGGTTCAATGTATACCTCACCTTTTGACACAAGGAGATCGACAGCTTCCTCATCCCCTATTTTATCGTCCCCGGTTGAAATGTCAACCCCCAAACGACGAGCAACGCCTACAGCTTCAAGAAGCATAGACTTTATATCTGCATAACCTGCTACCTCTGCGGCGGCGGCGTTGATGATAAAAGAACCTTCTGCTGCTTCCATTGGAATATCGTCAGCTACAGTCTCTTGAGGTGCAACATTTTCACCGCCAATCACTCCAGAAGGGGGACCAGCAGGCTCATTTAAAACTTGTTCTTGAGGGATTGTTACACCCCCCGTACTCATAGCTTTTTTTATTTGATCGCCTATGGGTTTTGGAGCTTTTGATTTTTTTACATCAAAACCAAACATTATTTTTAATAGCTTCTTATCAGTTATTCCGACAGGTTGAAAAGATTCGTAAGTTTTATAGTCCATGTCTATATATCTATACCTCGTCTTCTAAGATTTACAGCAACACTAGTCTTTGCGTATTCCTTTGCGTATTTAGTAAGTGGATTCCCGAACTTATCAGTGTATGTTACAGTTATTTGAGGAACGACCTCAAATTCACCTAGAGCCACTTGAGATCTTTCATGAAGGGAGTTTGTTCTGCGACGAACAACGTATTCCATTTTAGGAGTTGCTATTAAACCTTTTGGTAAATTTCTGCTTCCTCCACTTGTAATAGGAGCTAAATTTCCAGCCTTTTTAGTTAGAACACTTGCTTGTGCTTTAGCTGCTTTTTCAGATCCAAACGCTACGTAACCTTTATAACCTTTTCGGTTTGTCATGCTCTTACTTATAGAAAGTTCTAGACCGTTGTGATTTTGCCACATATAAGATGCGTACTGGTCTTGCATTTTTGTGTTTAATTCGCCCATAAATTTTATAAACGCTGCTGGATCTGATGTTATTTCAAAGTTAGTGTTTTCACCAGCTTTTAATCCACCATTCGATATCAAATTAAATACGTAATCTTGGGCACTAAAAGAGGCGTTTCTGCCCCCTTGTTTTGCATAGGCTACACTATTTGTTATGTAGCCCTTACCCATATGCCCGCCTTTAAGAGCTTTTGAAACACCAGCAGCATCAATTTCAAAACCATACTTATCTGTAAGCTCATCTATGGTTCTAAGAATAACTGCCTGTTGTCCCTCTATCCACGCAGAACTTCCGTTATCTGCCCCCATCGCCATAGAACTAGTAAATTTACCTGTAGTAGGATTGAAATTAAATGATCCCTGTGACCTCATATAATTTCTGTCACTAATTAAACTTCCCACAAGTTGAAAGCCCGCAAAGGCTAAAGCTGCTGGACCTAAAGCTGCAGTGGCTGCTTTTGCTCCTGACACTCCAAATGAAGCCGCAGCTTGAGCCGTCGCTGCTCCGGCACCAAGAGCCGAACCTATGCTTGGATTTTTAATAAACTCGTTTATGGTCAACATTGCGGCTGCTACACTAGCTACTTTAACACCAGTGGCGATTGCCTTTTCTGATTTAACTAAAGCGTCTTTTCCTGCTTGTTTAAAATCAGAGACATTTCCCCCAACCTTTGCGGCTTCATTCATCGCATTTTGCGCTTCAGTCATAGGTCCGGTAAGAGGTTCTGCCTTTAGGGGTGGTAAAGGTGCTGAAACCACTGCATCTGTATAAGCAACGTCGCCAGCTAGACCAGACCCGCCTGCTAGACTTGTCTTATAGCCCGGAAAAAATTTTAGGTCTTCAGGGGATACTCCGGGGACATATGATCCAGACTGAAAATAACTACTCATAAGCTCTGCTTGTTCAAAACTTACATCAAATTTGTATTGGAGGTATTTAGCATAGGCTTTGTCAACATAACCCAGACCTCGTTCTGCCAGTTCTTGCAGACCTTCCAGATCTTCCATAGCGTTTATAAATTTTTTAGTGTCGGTTACCGTGATGCCATCTTGCCCAAATATTTGATTTGCTTGAGCCGCTTGAACTTCAAGTTCTTTTTCGTACCTTTTTCTTCTAGATTTTATTAAAAGATCGGTAAAGAAATCAACTTCACCTTCAGTCTCTGTGTTTATGGTTTTTAGATCATCGGATTCAACATCTAGAAAGCTTCCTGCTTCTGGAGCCGTAGGAGATACGGGAGCTTGTGGACTTAGAGGACTAAGAGGAGCATCCGGTAATTCTGTAGGTTCAATTAGATCTACCATTTTCTTTCATTACTGCTTCGTAGTTACTCTTGAGACTGAGGAGTATTTCCAGTAAAGCCACTTTCCCCTGCAGTTGGCGCAGTTCCGACTCCGATTGTGCCGTCACCAACGCCCGAATCGTCAGTTGGTGGAGGGCCTTGAGGTACGCCTCCAGCCCCTCCCAGTGGATCGGGCTGTTGACCAGTGGACCCACCAGCGGGGCCAGTTCCTTGTTGAGCATTTTGTAATCCTTTTAGCATTTCAGCGTATATAGCTGCTTCACTCATGTCATTAACCAGACTGTCTGGATCAATGTCTTGTGAGATAGCAAGCTCTCGCATTAGGTTAGGTAACTTAATAAATGGTGCTAACATGGGGTTAGACACCGTTTGCAACAGAGCCGTAAGACGCTGTGTGCGTACCTCCTTTTGCATGACAGCCGAAGCACCACGAGGTTTGATTTCAAGGTCACCCTCTATATCTGGTGTATCATCGTTGAACTGCATGTTCCATTGAAAAAACGCCTCTCCAAGAGGCTTGAGCATGTAGTCGTCTACATTCTTGATCACGGTCTTCATAGAGAGGCTGGCAGAACCTAACAGCATGGATAGTCCTGCTGCTGTACGTCCAGTGCCCGTAACACCCGTTTGTCCGTGCATGATTGACGGTATGCCTGTCTCTTCATCAGCAAGCTGCCGTGCAATCTGATACATCTGTATGTTTTCGTTAGCTGTGCTAGGAAACTTCAGACCATTGATTGCAGTGCCTGTGACTCCAGACTGCCGCCGAAAGATTTTTCCGGGGAAGATGTCGAAGTTTTGTCCCGGAACAAGCGATGCCTCGTCTACGTCAAACACCAAGTTACCAGCAAGAGCTAGGTTGTCAATCGCCATACGCATGTGCCCGTTCATAAGAAGCTGTGCATCTTCCATGTTTTCGGCAACGCCCACACCAAAGATGTTGTAGGGATTTACCTCAAACGGCATTGCTTGATACGGAATACGTGCGGGAGTAAACGGGTTTAGAACGCAACGTAAAACACGAGGACCACATATCCAAGCGTTAATTTGCACTTGATCAAGATCATCCATGCCTGCTGGCAAATCCATACCAGTTTGTTTGGCTAGATACCCGTCAAGAACGCCCCAGTATTCAAGAACCTCAAAGCGATTGTCCTGATACGCAGGATCATTCTCATCGTTGCGAACAGTGTCTTCGTAGTATTTGTCCGTGTAGTTTGGCCCGTTTGCTATCACATCAGCTATAATGTCGTTGTTAAAATACGGACGATTCTGCAGATTACGAAGCTGCTGACGGTTCATACGGTGACGCTGAATTACGTACTCTGCATCCTCAATGCTGATTGCAGACGGATCAGGGTGAAAGTCCCACACTGAAACTGCTTCGATGCGAGGCATCGTCTTTTCGTA